TCACAGACGAAAGGCAAACGTTCTTATCAGAAGAATCTGATCGTAGAGGAATTTAAAGAGTTCCTTGAGGCTGAAGGTATGCTATTTCGTGAGAACATAGTATTTGAATCTGAAGCATTAAAGGAATTAGCTGATCTAGTATATGTATGTTATCAATACGCAGAAAATATGGGTTGGTTCTTAGATGAAGCTTTGGATAGAGTACATAAAAGTAATATGTCTAAGCTAGATCCAGAAGGTAATCCAATATATAGAGAAGACGGAAAGGTTCTTAAAGGACCAAATTATAAACCACCAACTTTAACAGACTTAGTTTGAAATGACCACAGAACTTATCTCCCGCACTGGTCGGGTCCAGTCATGGCTGGATAACCCAGAATCAAGACTTCCAGTGAGTTGCACTGTATTTGTCGTTGAGGACTCAAGACATGGGGCAGGGTGTGCAATACACCTATCTAAATTACGTCCTAAAGGACACGAGAATGGAAAAGGCTTAACAGCTAGTGGTCCAGTCTCATTTGCAAAAATCTATTCTACACTAAATGAAACACTTAGAAGAGGTGGGGTCTACAAAAATGGGGCAATTGTTGCTCATATTGACATTAACCACCCCGATATTCTTGAGTTCGTGCAAACTCCTAGATCTGAACTCCCTTGGATTAAAAGGTGCGTCGACCTTGATGGAAAACTCTGGAATTCCACAGACGCCAGAGTTAAAGACGCCATCATTCACGGAATCAAGTCAGGGGACATCTGGCTTAATAAAATAAAATATGAACATGGAGAACGAGTCTATGGTAACGTCTGTCTTGAGGTTTACTTGCCCTCACGAGGAACATGCTTGCTTGAGCATGTCAATCTCTCAGCCTGTACAATCGACGACATCGCAACGGGTTTCACTGAAGGTATGTCCGAGCTGTGCGAGCTCCATGGTAGGACAGGTGTTGGAGCAACTGGAGAATACTTGTCAGCTGATATCGACAAGCAAGTTGGCTTAGGTATGCTTGGTCTAGCTAATCTACTAAGAAAATATAAGGTATCTTATAAGCAATTTGGTGTGGCATTAGCTAAACGATTAAATGGTGAGATGGTTGAGACAGTAGCAGATGCTATTGCACAACAACTAGAGAAAGGAATTGAATTCGCTGCTGAAATAGCACGTGAACATAAGATGGTAAGAGCCTTTGCAATAGCTCCTACTGCCTCTTGCTCATACAGAAGCAAGGACTTAGATGGATTCACATCTACACCTGAAATTGCACCTCCTATAGCCCGTTCTGTAGACAGAGACAGTGGCACATTTGGAGTGGAACATTTTGATTATGGTGATGTAGAGATCGCCAGCGAAGTCGGTTGGGACGCATATAGAAGCGTTGCTGACGGCATCGTGACACTTTTAAATAATACAGGACTTCTTCACGGCTACAGCTTTAACTCATGGAGTGATGTTGTAGAATACAATCGTCAGTTTGTCGAAGAGTGGTTACTATCACCCCAAACCTCCTTATATTACAGCCTTCAAGTAATGGCTGACGTACAAGATAAAACTAGTGCTTACGCTGCATTAGGAGAT